CGCATACTTCCGATTAGAGAAGACGAAAGTTCTTCTCCTCCACCCACGTCAAAAGTGTGGGAAATGCGGGAAAACCCAGCTCACTTAACTGTGAGCCACCCACCCGATACGGTATCCCGTAACCGCGTCTCTAGGAGTAATTCCTAATGAGTCGTGATTAAGGGAGTCGGACAGCAGACCGCGAGGTCGGCCGTCCGGGACCCCGTAAAGGGCAGCTGCAAGGGTGACATCAGGGGTGAAAATCCGCCAGGGAACCTTACGGAACCTGGCAGGTTTGTAGCACCTGATGTACCTGATGCTGCGTCGCGTTCTAGTGACCCAACGGTCACTTTCATCGTGAATGACAAGGTCGCCGATTTCCTCGGGACCTCGACAGCTAGATATATCGGTTGGGAGAAAACCCAAGAGACGTATCCAAGCACGATGAACCACAAAAGCCCGACCAATACTACCAAAAGTAGCACGGCGAAGGCCATTTGCAAACGCGATGAGGTGTTGCGGTTCATAAGGAAACTCCTTTAAAAAGAAAGGCCTTACAGCCCTTCCCAAGAAGTAGTCTCCACCACAACTTTCCCGGAAAGGACCATCGATGTAACTCTTGTTAACATTGACAGTCATCCCTAGAAACCTCAAGGCAGACATCACAACTTTCGAGAACTGCACGGGGAAGATTAAATCATCCCCGAAAGCAGAGAGGTTCTTACCGATCTTGCAACCAGGACACAAAGTGTCAATGATGGCAAGAAAGATAAGAGTCTCCAACTCGAAAGTGAAACCGTTACCCATAGAAGAGAATTTTTCAAGGAAGACCCAACGGCCTTCGATGAAAGTCCGAGACGACCTTAAGTCGTTAAGGACATCAAACCACTTCTTGGGAAGCAAGAGCTCGACAAGGCTCCGGCTAACGGTATCGCTTGCATTTGAGAGGTCGAGTGTCGCAAGAAGGCCGTCGGTTGAGGCCATCATCGCCAAAAGGCGGTGATTATCTTGCGCGACATCTAGGTCAAGACCTAGTCTCTTCAGTCGTGAACGAATGACCCGACCATAAGCTAGTTGGTAAAACAAGTTTACGGAAGGTTCAACAGCAATACAACGATATCTCTTCGCGTCCTTAGGGACCGTGGAGAATCGATTGCCTTTCACAAACAGAGGAGCTCTCTCTTCAGCGGCACAGGCGCTAGCCCATGCCGTACCACTCCATGGAAAAAGGAATGGTAAAGCTGAAGATGTCAGGGCGGGTACAGATGACATTTTGTGAGGAACCGTAATCCGGCGTCCTCGGTCGACAAACGTGGCCCCAGGTCCAAATCTACCAGAAGGTAGGTCTGGACACGGTCCTAACCAACGGGCTATCTTTTTACGAATGTTCCGAAGAATCGGAACAACGCCTTCAGAGTCGAAAGGGTTCAAAACCCTATCGATGAAGGGATAGATACGGCGGTTAGTATTAAAGCACTGAGCTTCGGTTGAGTAGAAAAGAGATACGGCATCGGCACTCCTGTCGATACCAACATCAAAATCTCTACACTTCCGAAGGATAGCTGTCGCCTGGCAATCACGCCAGTACGATTCGCTATCAAGGTACTTTGCTGGGTCTGTTTCAAACGAAACAAGAGTTCCCACCTCTCCATATTTCAAGCACAAAGCTATAGATAAGGAGCGAGGTGTGTCGAGGTCCTCAAGAAGTTGCAGGACCACAGTCTCCACATCATGTGGAACACTGTTGTACATGGACTGATCTCCTTTTCAAGAAAAATCAAGGGGTAGGCAAAGCCGAAGTTTAACTGGAGTCCAATCAGTTAAACAGGGGCAAAGCCGACCTCAAGACAGGTCTTGATCAGGGTCGATGCAAGCAGATTGGGAATTTGGTGCGCAGCCTCTTTGAGGTCAGCGTCCAACATCCCATACGGCAGCACGATAGAACCCGTGAACACTGATGTGTCACGAATGTTCGTCAGGCCAGTACTGACATCGGTGTAAACCGAAGGAAACGTGCACGTAAAGTCGACACGACGAGCCGTCTTCGGGCCGTTCCAGCGAGACGACATCTGCAAGAGGGGTCTTTGACCCTTCGTGCCGGCGGCAGTCTCAGAACGCCAGAGGGCGGGGGATGCATCACCACCAGAAGCAGAGACGAGAGTCCAAACAATATTGGTAGTCTCGTCACCCTTCTTGACGGTGATATCGGCAGCTGCAGTCATTGCAGTTGACTTTCTCTCCAAGGTGGAAACATCTATAACTTCTGGAGTAGAAGAGATAGAGCTGTTAATCCTCTCATTGGGCTAAAGCCTTTAAAAGTCTTTAACTCTAGAGTAACAGGCGGAATCCCAGGAATTCTTTCAACGGTGAAAGTGCGGAACACGGCATGTGTCATTGCTGTCACATGACCGGGGTCCGCAGGACCACCGATGAAGAGTTGATCGGATAACGCTTGTAGCGAGGAAGTATGTCCAGAACTACCAGTTCGAACTTGTAGGCCGATTAAACCAGTAATAGAGTTCAAAACTGAACCCACATTGGTAAACCAGTCTACAACGAACGAGTAGGGGACAAGATCCCAAGCTACAGATAGGGGATTAACGAGACCTAGCTGATTGGCAAGATAGGAGTCATCATTCCCAACCCGAATGTCAGCCCATATTTTACAACAATGGGAATAACTATCGGTCTGGGTAAAATGACCGCCCCCGCCTTCATCTACGATTTTGAACGCACGATTACCAAGAGAGTGCTGACCAGAGATACGTTTGTACCCAAAGTCAGCCTTGGTCATCGTAGAACAAGCATCGTGGATGTCAGCGAGCGCTGGCTCCCAACCAAAGTGCCACTCTAAGAAATTGTTAGCGAAGCTTTTGGCTCCAGCTTTCAAGTTCTTAGGTTTCACAGCGCCTATAACTTTAGCGGCCTCCGAAAAGTTTCCTTTTCGAAGGGCGTTAGCGAAATGGGCGAGTTGAAGACAGCGATGTTCGACCGTGCTGACCGCTTGTTCGGCTTCAGCGAGGTTCGTACCCCAAGACGACTGATCGCCAGTCTTGGCGTAGAACTTCTCAAGCGCTTGGTTTTGGCAACTAGTACGACCGGGAGGATCACTCAAAAGAATGGTCGCCGGTTCGAAATAGTAATCAGGGTTATCATTCTGATAGGTTGCAGAAAGCACCCTACAGTTTGTATAAAGGAACTGGAGTACATTGTGGAACGGGGGAGACTGAGTCTCCCAAGTTCTTTCAAAGTATCCTTGTTCCCCACCATGAGGCCAAGTACCTTGCGTTTGATGGACGAACTTAGTCACAGCACCTCCAAATGAAAGGTGATGTCCAAACCCCTTGCCAGGGGGGATGGCAAGACTAATGGGTCGACATGACCAGGGTTAAATGCCCCCTGGAAACAATCGATCCAAGGAAGCAAAACGCTTCCGCCTTGCAATATGCAAGGAGAAAG